AATGCCCCTTCTCCTTCTCCTATACCAGAAGAAAAAGGCAAGTGTGTGTTTAACGCGGGCGCGCGCGTTGAACGTCCGGCAGGAACTCCAGAGCCGGAAGCCGTCCCTTCCCGTCAGCCCTCGGTAGCCTTTGACGAGTTCTTCGAGGCGTTCCCGGAACAGCACCGGGGAGGCAGGAGCGAAGCCGCGGGCGAATGGGTAGCCCTTGAAGCCAACCGTGCTCTCCCGGGCTTGCCTCGCATTCTCGACGCGCTCGGTCAATGGGAGGACTCCGAGGCATGGAAGCGGCAGGGTGGCAGATACATCCCCACGGCGGCGAATTTCCTCAAGCGGGAATACTGGCTGCGAAAACCTCCCGAACCCGCTGAGCAGGGCGGCAACGGCGAACAGGCGCGGCCCCGGGTGGCTACCGTAGCGCAGCAGCGGGTACAGGACAACGACGACATGGCGAAAATGCTTTTACAGGCAAGGAGGGCTCAACATGCACAACCAGGACTTCACGCTTCAACTGCTGGTCAATCTGGCGCTGCATTACCCGCAAGCAGGTAGGACGCCAGCACAGTTGCAAATTCTGGCCGAGGATTGGGCCGAAGACCTCGCGGAGTTCTCGCCCGAAACCGTGGAACGCGCCGTGAAGCAATACCGCCGCGAGTGCGCCTACTTCCCCACCGTAGCCGACATCTGGGCGCGTTGCGACGAATTGCGGCGGGG